GATCCTACTCCTGAAGTTATTGAAAAGTATCTTGAATTAACTGCCGAATGAGATTTTATACCAATGTGCAGATGGTCGGGGACCACTTCTTGGTTCGTGGTTATGAAAATGGTAAACATTTTATGACCCGTGAGAAGTTTAACCCGACTCTTTTTGTTCCTTCTCAAAAGAAAACCAAGTATCAGACTCTGAATGGGGAGTATGTGGAAGCAGTTCAACCTGGTTCTGTCCGTGATTGTCGTGAATTTGTTAAGAAGTATGATGGAGTAGAAAACTTTAAGATTTACGGAAACACTCAATACATCTATCAGTATATTTCTGAGATGTATCCAGAGGAGGAGTTGAAGTTTGATATTACAAAAGTTAAAGTTACAACTCTTGATATTGAGGTTGCGTCGGAAAATGGATTTCCAGATGTAGAATCTGCTGCCGAAGAAGTTCTGTTGATTACGATTCAGGATTACTCTTCTAAACAGATTCGAACTTGGGGGATGGGTCCGTTTAAGAATCAGCAGAAGAATGTGATTTATCGTTCATTTGATAATGAACACGATCTTTTGATGGATTTTATTAGTTGGTGGATGGTTGAAGAAAATACCCCAGAAGTTGTAACTGGTTGGAATATTGAATTGTATGATATTCCATATTTGATTCGTCGTTTAGATCGTATTCTTGGTGAGAAGTTAATGAAGCGTTTCTCGCCTTGGGGTCTTGTCACTGAAAGTGAAATTTACGTTGCTGGACGCAAACATATTTCTTATGATGTTGGTGGTATTAGTCAACTGGATTATCTGAACCTCTATAAGAAGTTTACTTATAAGGCACAGGAGTCTTATCGTCTAGACTATATTGCAAGTGTTGAACTTGGGCAGAAGAAACTTGATCACTCTGAGTTTGACACTTTTAAAGACTTCTACACAAAAGGATGGCAGAAGTTTGTAGAGTACAACATTATTGACGTGGAACTTGTTGACCGTATGGAAGACAAGATGAAACTGATTGAACTTGCTCTGACAATGGCATATGACGCCAAAGCAAACTATAACGATGTATTTTCACAAGTGCGAATGTGGGATACGATTATCTACAACTATCTGAAAAAGAGGAACATTGTGATTCCTCCCAAAGAACGTTCTGATAAGGATTCCAAGTATGCTGGTGCTTATGTAAAAGAACCGATTCCTGGTAAGTATGATTGGGTGGTAAGTTTTGACTTGAACTCACTATATCCTCACCTCATTATGCAATACAACATATCACCAGAAACTCTTCTGGATGAAAGACACCCAAATGTAACTGTTGATAAGATTCTCAATCAAGATATTACATTTGAACTTTATAAGGACAAAGCAGTTTGTGCTAACGGAGCAATGTTCCGTAAGGATGTGCGTGGATTTCTTCCAGAACTGATGGAGAAGATTTATAAAGACCGCACCATCTATAAAAAGAAAATGCTTGCTGCCAAACAAGAATATGAAAAGAAAAAGACGAAAGAGTTGGAAAAAGAGATTGCAAGATGTAACAACATCCAAATGGCGAGGAAGATTCAACTTAACTCTGCTTATGGTGCTATCGGCAATCAGTATTTTCGTTATTACAAACTAGCAAATGCTGAGGCAATCACCTTGTCTGGTCAGGTATCCATCCGTTGGATTGAGAACAAGATGAATGCCTATCTCAATAAAATTCTAAAAACGGATGGTGAAGATTATGTTATTGCTTCTGATACTGACTCTATCTATCTTAATATGGGTCCTTTGGTTGAAAGTGTATACAAGGGAAGAGAGAAAACTACTGAAGGCATTGTTTCGTTCCTTGATAAGGTCTGTCAGGTGGAATTTGAAAAGTATATTGAAAGTTGCTACCAAGAACTGGCGACCTATGTGAACGCATACGACCAGAAGATGCAGATGAAGCGTGAAAACATTGCCGAACGTGGAATCTGGACTGCCAAGAAACGATACATTCTGAATGTCTGGGACAGTGAAGGTGTTCGTTACGAAGAACCTAAATTGAAGATGATGGGTATTGAGGCAGTCAAGTCTTCTACTCCTGCTCCTTGTCGCAAAATGATTAAGGATGGACTCAAACTGATGATGAGTGGCACCGAAGAAGATGTGATTGAGTTTATTGATAAGTGCCGCGAAGAGTTTAAGAAACTTCCACCAGAACAGATTGCTTTTCCTAGAACTGCTTCTGATGTTCGTAAGTACTACTCTTCTTCTACAATCTACGCTCAAAAGACTCCGATTCATATTCGCGGAGCACTTCTTTTCAATCATTATATAAAGGAGAAAAAACTGACAAATAAGTATTCATTGATTGCTAATGGTGAGAAGATTAAATTTGTCTATCTGAAAAAACCAAATATCATTCAGGAGAATATTATCTCTTTTATTCAAGATTTTCCTAAGGAACTTGGTCTTGACAAATACATCGACTATGAACTACAATTTGAAAAGAGTTTTGTAGAACCACTGAAATCTATCCTCGATTCAATTGGATGGAATGTGGAAAAAACCGTAAACCTTGAATTATTTTTTGCATAATGGATCTTCCTATTAATGATCAAGAATTGAATACTATTGTAAGTGCTATGTCTCTTGGTGGAGATACTGTACTTTATCAAAAACTAAAATTGGTAAAAGAACTTAAAGATCAAGGTTTACCTTATAAAAAAATACTTCGTGAACAATACGGGATGGTAGCGTAATGGATTTTCTAAAAGAAATTGTAAAAGAAGTTGGTGGCGAGTATACGAAGCTTGCTTCCGATATTGATGAAACTGAAACTTATGTTGACACGGGTTCGTACATCTTTAATGCACTGGTTTCAGGTAGCATATTTGGTGGTGTATCTGGCAATAAGATTACTGCTATTGCTGGAGAGTCTAGTACTGGAAAGACTTTTTTCTCTCTCGCCGTTGTTAAGAATTTTCTTGATACTCATTCCGATGGTTACTGTCTCTACTTTGACACTGAGGCTGCTATCACTAAATCTCTTCTAGAAAGTCGTGGAATTGATACTTCAAGACTGGTTGTAGTTAATGTTGTAACAATTGAAGAGTTTCGTGGCAAGGCACTCAAAGCAGTAGACATATACTTAAAAAAATCTGCAGAAGAACGCAAACCCTGTATGTTTGTGCTAGACTCTCTTGGTATGCTTTCAACAGAGAAAGAGATTACTGATGCATTGAATGATAAGCAAGTTCGTGATATGACTAAATCTCAACTTGTCAAAGGTGCTTTCCGTATGCTTACTCTGAAGTTGGGGCAGGCAAATATTCCAATGATTGTGACTAATCATACCTACGATGTCATCGGTGCTTATGTTCCTACTAAAGAGATGGGTGGTGGTAGCGGTCTTAAGTATGCCGCTTCTACTATCATATACCTTAGTAAGAAAAAGGAAAAGGATGGAACGGAAGTTGTTGGAAACATTATCAAGGCAAAGACTGCTAAGTCGCGTCTGAGTAAAGAAAATCAAGAAGTCGAAGTTCGACTGTTTTATGATGAACGTGGTCTAGATAGATATTATGGTCTTTTAGAACTTGGTGAAATCGCTGGACTCTGGAAAAATGTTGCAGGTCGCTATGAGATTAATGGTAAAAAACTTTATGCGAAAGAAATCCTGAAAAACCCAGATCAATATTTTACAGAAGAAGTAATGCAGCAACTTGATGCTGCCGCGAAACAACAATTCTCTTATGGAACGAATTGAGACAACTATTCTCAGAAATTTAGTATTCAATGAAGATTACTCACGCAAAGTTATTCCTTTTATACAACCAGATTATTTTGATCAAAAGACCGAGAAGGTCATTTTTGAAGAAATTGTTCAATTCATTGTCAAGTATGGTTCGGCAATCACCATTGAAGCACTCAACATTGAGGTAGAAAATCGGACGGATCTCAATGAAACTGAAGTCAAAGAAATAAGAGAAATTAATTCTTCTTTGAATGATGCTCCCGCAGAAAAACAATGGTTGCTTGATACCACTGAGAAGTGGTGCCGTGATCGTGCCATTTACTTAGCACTGATGGAGTCAATTCATATTGCTGACGGTAATAATGAGAAGAAAAATCGTGATGCTATTCCAAGCATTCTTTCCGATGCCCTAGCGGTATCATTTGACAACAATATTGGACACGATTATCTTCAAAATTATGAAGAACGTTATGAGTTTTATCATCGTAAAGAAGATAAGATCGAATTTGATTTAGAGTACTTCAATAAAATCACAAAGGGTGGTCTGCCTAGTAAAACTCTTAATATTGCCTTGGCTGGAACTGGAGTTGGAAAAAGTCTTTTTATGTGTCACGTAGCTTCTTCTGTCCTATTGCAGGGCAGGAATGTTCTGTATATTACAATGGAAATGTCAGAAGAACGAATTGCTGAACGAATTGATGCCAATCTTCTCAATGTCCCGATTCAACAACTCATTGACCTTCCTCGCCAGATGTTTGAAAATAAGGTCACTGGACTATCCAAGAAAACTCAGGGGACTCTTATAATTAAAGAGTACCCAACTGCGAGTGCTCATAGTGGACATTTTAAGGCACTTCTTAATGAACTTGCTCTTAAAAAGTCATTTAGACCTGATATCATTTTCATTGATTATCTTAATATATGCGCTTCCAGCAGATATAAGACAAATCTTTCTGTCAATTCATATTCTTATATTAAAGCAATTGCAGAGGAACTTCGTGGTCTTGCTGTAGAATTTAATGTTCCTATTGTGAGTGCGACACAAACTACTCGTTCGGGTTTTGGTTCTTCTGACGTTGAATTAACCGATACTTCTGAATCCTTTGGTCTTCCTGCTACTGCTGATCTTATGTTTGCCCTTATTAGTACAGAAGAGCTTGAGCAGTTGGGACAAATTATGGTAAAACAATTGAAGAATCGTTATAATGATCCTACAATTTACAAACGCTTTATTGTGGGAATTGACCGTGCTAAAATGCGTCTTTATGATTGCGAACAAACAGCACAAAAAGACATACTTGACTCAGGAAACGAAGAAGAGTATAATGACAATGAAGACAAGAAACCCAGAAAATCATTCGAAGGATTTAAGTTTTAAATGGCAAATAAAGTAACAAAAGATTGGATAAAATATACAGAAGTCAATAACACAAATTATGAAGTAGTTAAGTTTGGAAATAATGGCATTGGTAAAGTCTTAATAGTCAAAGATTTTCTAAAATATCCAGATCAATTTTCCAATTTAGTTAAAGATTTTCCTTTCTTTGATAATATTTTTTCTGGCGCAATGTCGGGACATGGGTTTACATTTCCTAAAATTCACACACGAAGTCATGGAAAATTTTTAATTGATTCATTATCAAAAATATTCAGTACAAATGAAATTCATTTGGATCTAATGAGTATTGCTTGCATGAATGGTGGAATGGAAACATATTCGTATCATCCACATGTAGATTTATGTTTTAGTTTTGATTTAGATCAAGACGTAGAAGGTATTATCTCTGGATCAAATAACATTGCATCTAACATTGGATTGACAAAAGATATGAAAGGTGGGACTGCAATGTGGTCACATAGGGGTAAATGTAATATTTTAGAAATGACAAAACAAGAAGTTGTTGATTTTGTTGATGCAATAGAAATAAAACCAAATGAACCTCTTTTAAATTGGCAACTTTTGGAAGAAGATAAAGATTGGAAAATAGAGTATCTTTGTCCATTAGATTATAATACTTGGATCATTTATCCAACCTTTCAAATTCATGCACCATATCTTGATAAAAAGTGGTATGTTGATACGGATAGAATTACTAGTGCAAGTTTTATAAAAGTAAATAGTGAAAAACTAAATCCTTTAGAAGATTTTTAAGCAATGGTAAAGGTAATCACGGATGATTGGTTTAAGTTCACTGAAATCAATAATTTTGAATTTGAAACTATTAACTATGGTAAAGGTAAAGTTTTAATCGTAAAAGATTTTTTGAAGTATCCTGATAAATTTTATGATTTAGTGACTTCTTTTCCTTTTTTTGATAATATGATTTCGGGAGCTGCAATTGGAAAAGGATTTTCTATTCCCGAGCTTCATCTTCAAAGTTATTGTAAATTTTTACTAGATCCAGTAAATAAAATTTTTAATCCATTTAATTCATATATTGTGTTTGCAACAATTCATTGTATGAATGGTAAAATGGAATCATACTCAAATCATCCCCATGTTGATGTGAGTTTTGGATTTGAATATCCAGTATCTCATTATATACAGTATTCATCCAATCTCGCAGTTAATTTGGGATTAACTAAGGATATGAAAGGCGGAACAGCAATGTGGTCCTATAAAGGTAAATCAAATCTTCTTGATATGACAGAGGATGAATTAATTTCTTATGAGAGTGAAGTAAATCCTTATCCACTTACAAAAAAATCTTGGGAAGTTTTTGAAGAAAGTGAAGATTGGAAGATTGACTTTATTTCACCATACGAGTATAATAGTTTAGTGCTTTATCCAACCTTTCAAATCCACTCCCCATATTTAAAATCAGAGTGGTATAATGATATAGACAGAATTTCTATTTCTAGTTTCATTAATATTGAGACTAAAACTTTAAATCCATTAGATAAATTTTAACTCATGACAGAAACTTCCAAACACGTTAATTTTAATAAGTATGCTGAGTTTGTTGATGCTGTCACAAGCGA